ACCCGATAGGCTATGCTGTTAAAGTTGCTGAACTTTCTGAAAAGAAAGAACAACTCAATGCTATAAGAGCCGAACAATACAGAATTGCAGAAATGCAACAATCTGAAAATGCTCGTGCCATGCAAGAAAGAGTTGCACAGGAAGCACAAAAATTAACACAAGTCTTGCCAGAGTTTTCAGACCCAGCTAAAGGCGAAAACCTCCGTAGTGAGATTCGTAATTATGGCAAATCGCTTGGTTTTACAGATGCAGAATTATCTAGCGTCTATGATTCTAGGCATGTTGTTGCATTACACAAGGCAATGATGTATGACAAACTTCAAAAGTCAAAACCTGCTGTAACGAAGAAAGTTTCTGAAGCACCAAAGATGCTAAAGGCTGGATCGTCTACAGGTAACAACAACACAGAAACAATTAAAAAACAATCTCAACAGTTGCGAACATCTGGAAAAGTAAAAGATGCAGCAGCTTTATTTGAACAATTCTTAAATTAGAAAGAAGAATAAAACATGGCAACATATCAAACCTATACCGCTATAGGTCAACGTGAGGATTTAACTGACGTTATCTATAACATTTCTCCAACAGAAACACCATTTATGTCATCAGTTGGCAAAACAAAAGCTACTGGCGTTCTCCATGAATGGCAAACAGACTCATTAGCTAACGTTAATGGTTCTAACGCAGCAGTTGAAGGTGCAGCAGCATCTGACGCTACATTATCACCAACAACACGAGTTGGTAACCGTACACAAATCTCACAAAAAACTGTGAAGATTGCTGGTACTTTAGAAGCAGTAAACAAAGCTGGTCGTAAATCTGAAAAGGCTTACCAATTAGCTAAAGCTTCTGCTGAAATCAAACGTGATATGGAATACATCCTTTTAAGCAACCAATTAAATGCAGCTGGTAACGCAACAACAGCTCGTACACTTGGTGGTTTACAAGCATGGTTAAATACTAACTACGTTGGTGGTACTAACGGAACTGCTGGTTCTGGTGGTACAACTGCTCGTGTGTCTGGTACTGACGCAGCTTTCACAGAAACAATGTTGAAATCTGCTGTTAAGAAAGCATACACAGCTGGTGGTAACCCAACAGTATTAATGGTAACTCCAACACAAAAACAAGTAGTGTCTGGCTTTGCTGGTATCGCTGCACAACGTTACATGGCTCCATCTGATAAGCAATCAACAATCATTGGTGCTGCTGACGTTTACCTTTCAGACTTTGGTACTATCTCTGTTGTTCCTAACAGATTTATTCCAGCTGATTCAGGTGACAGCGGTGAAGTAGCATTTGTACTTGATCCAGAAATGGCATCAGTTGCATATCTACGCCCATTCGCTACAAACGAATTAGCAAAATCTGGTGACGCTGACGTAACTCAACTTTTAGTAGAATACACACTAGAAGTTAAGAACGAAGCTGCTCACGCAATTATTGCTGACTTGGCAGAGTAGTTGTAATTAGATTAGGCTTATCTTTTGTGGTAAGCCTTTTCTACCTAACATATTTGTCTGTAAAAATTGTTTTCACTCAATTGACAGGCAAAAGGAAAATGAATGAAACCTACAACATTTAGAACATCTGTAGCACACGATACAGATCAAGGTCTAGTATTAGAAACTAGACAAGACATTAGTGACATTATTGAAAATAATTTACAACAAAGAAAATTAACAGATAGACGCACTCGTTGGGGTGATGATGTATTTGACAATAAAATTGCATCTATTCCAATGACAGTAATTGATTCGCTAAACCATCAAGGTATTATGCGAGGTTTCCATATCGTTGACCAAAAACGATTTAAAGAATTCTTAAACAATCCAGATAATAGAGTATTTAGAACACGAGAGGGTAGAGTGTAATGGCTTTTACTAACTATACAGACCTGAAGTCTACAATAGCCGACTACTTGGCTCGTAGTGACTTAACCACACAAATTCCAGACTTTATTCAACTAGCTGAAAATAGATTAAGACGAGATATTCGTACAAGATTTATGCTTAAAGTAGTAACAACAACTACTACAGCTGGTGATAAAACAGTTGCATTACCTAGCGACTTTTTGGCTATGCGTGGATTATATCTACAAACAACACCAGTATCTACAATTGAATATTTAAGCAATCCTAGCTTCTTTACTAATGCTAGAACAACAGATTCTGGAGTTCCAACAAAATACACAGTATTAGCATCAGAATTTCAATTTGCACCTATTCCAGATTCAGCATATACATTAAATATGCTTTATTATGCAGCACCTACTTACTTAAGCTCTACAGTTTCATCTAATGTATTTTTGGCTAATTGTCCAGATCTATTATTATATGCAGCATTAGGTGAGGCAGAACCTTATCTTATGAATGACGCTAGAATTCAAACTTGGGCTGCATTATATGATAGAGGTGTAAATTCATTAACAGCAGCAGACGATTCTAGTGAGTACACTGGTAATCTATCTATTACAACAGCATAGGAAAATATCATGGCAGAAATGAGTAATTATCTAGAGAATGCACTTATTAACGCAACTCTACGAAACACATCATACACATCACCAACAACAGTTTATGTATCATTATGGACTTCAAACCCTACAGACGCAGGTAGCGGTACAGAAGTGTCAGGTGGTTCATACGCTAGAACAGCAGTTACATTTGGTGCACCTTCAGATGGCGTATCACTAAATGATGCAGACGTTACATTCCCAACAGCAACAGCTTCATGGGGAACTGTAGGTTGGATTGGTATTAATGATGCTTCTACATCAGGTAATTTACTTTACCATACAGCATTAGATACATCTAAAACTATTGACTCTGGTGACATCTTTAAGATTTCAACAGGTAATTTAAGTGTCACACTTTCTTGATGTGTGATATAATAACGGAAACTTTAATATGAGGAGTACGTTATGTATCAAGGTAAAAGGCATCACAATTGTAAAATGTCTTATGAAGATGAATTAAAGGTCATAGACAAATATAAAGAAGGTTTAAGTTTAGAGGCTGTAGGAAAGTTATTTAATGTTAATTTTGTAACCATTAGGAATATCTTAAAGGGAAACAAAATAGAACGTAGAAAACAAGGAAATAAACATAAACTTTTTGACGAAGAATTTACCAAAAAAATTATTGATTTATATAATGGTGGATTAAGTCAAGAAAAAATAGCAGCACAACTTCATACTTCACAAACAAAAATATCAAGATTATTGCAGTTTAATGGTATTTATTCTGGAGTAAGAAGAGGTGAATTGCATCATGCTTGGCAAGGTGGTAAACATACTAGAAACGGATATGTTTTTGTGTCCATTAAAAAAGAATCACCATATTCATCTATGGCAATATCTAATGGTTATGTAATGGAACATAGATTGGTTATGGCACAGCATCTAAAAAGACCATTAACAAAAAATGAAACAGTACATCATATCAATGGTGATACGCAAGATAATAGAATAGAAAATTTACAATTAAGACATGGGAAACATGGAAAGCATCAAGTATTTGTATGCTGTGAATGTGGTTCTCATAATATTAAATCAACAAGTTTATAGGAACATAAATGGCATTAGTTGTTAAAGACCGCGTCCAAGAAACGTCTACCACCACAGGCACAGGTACGTTTACGCTTGCTGGTGCAGTTACTGGCTTTCAGTCATTTTTTGCTATCGGTGATGGTAATACTACTTATTACGCTATTGTAGGTGGTTCAGAATGGGAAGTAGGTCTAGGTACTTACACATCTTCAGGCACTACTTTAGCTCGTACTACCATACTAGAGTCTAGCAATGGTGGCACAGCAGTAAACTTTAGTGCAGGCACAAAGAATGTATTTGTAACTTATCCTGCTGAAGAAGCTGTTTACCAAGATGCTAATGGCACAGCTTATGCACCACAGTTTGCTGCATCTAACGGACTTAATGTTAATAACGGAACTATAGGAACATCTTACACATTCCCTACAGGATATAATTCTGTAGAAGCTGGGGATATAACAATTTCTGGTGGCGTTACAGTTACCGTTCCAAGTACATCAAGATGGGTGATAGTATGAGTACAATTATAAATGCAACTACAACCAATGGTGTAGTGATACAGCCTGACAATAGTGGCTCATTAGTATTACAAACTAATAACGGAACAACAG